TTCCGCTGCTGTGGGGCCACCGACACCGGTTGAACGACCGCTGCCCTCTGCGTAGCCTGGCCCCATACCCAACAGATCTTTGGTGGCTTCATATATGCTTTTTATTTTTGCTATGAGCGGATCAAGCAAGCCGCTGATATAAGCAATGGCCGTGGCAAGAGGAGCTGTAAAATTTCTAACAGCACTGCCCAAAACTTTTAATATAAATGTTAATGGCAAAAATATTGCACGAAATACTCTATCAAATGAACTGGCAATTTTTTGCGTGCCGGATCCTGTAATTTCGGTGACCATACTTTTAAAAAATTTACTTACATAACCAGTAAATGTGGCCACACCAGTGCCGAGATCCTTAAAGGTATAAGCAATTGAGCGAATATTTTTGGCTAATGCAAAAAATCCTTCGCCGAGCAAGCGAATACCTCGTACCATAGGAATCAACAACAGCAAGTTGAAAATCATACCCACTGTTTCCATATTGCGGCCTAAGAAATTAATAAAGTCGCTCAAATTGATAATGGCTTTGGCAATGCCCGAAGTTGCTCCCTTGCCTTCATCTAACTGTTTAATAAATGCAATAAAATTGTTGCTCAATATTGTAAAACTGCCACTGATGGTGACCACTGTGCGACCAAAGTCTTTTTCAATCACACCCCTGGCTTCCAAAATGGCATCAACAACTTGTTTGGCACTGATTTTGCCTTCGCTGCCCAACTTCTTCAGTGCACCAATTGGCACATTCAAACTGGAGGCCAAAGCTCGGCTCACCACTGGCAGGCCTTCTAATATACTGCGTAATTCATCGCCTTGGAATCGGCCGCTTTGTAGGGCCTGACCAAATTGCAGCAGGGGACCGCTGGCTTCTTGGGCACTCATACCCGAGGCACTGATGCCTTTGCTGACCAACTCTGTGACTGTCAATGCTTCTCTTTGACTTATGCCCAGGGTGTCTGCACTACGGGCAATGCGGAAAAACAAATCGCCTGTGGTGGCCAAAGGCGTTCTTGCGTTGTTGGCCACTTGCACCAATTCGTTAAACAACAAATTGGTCTGTGCAGTGCTGTTGCTGATTTGATTTAATTTATTACTTAAATTTGTGGCAGCATCTGCAATGCCAGCCAAGGCCTTGGCAGTGGCAAGAGTGACCAAACCTCCCAAGGCTGATTGAAGATTTCCCAGCGCACGCTCGGCCTGTGTGGTATCTGCTCTAACTCTTAAGACTGCGTCCGCCATTCCGTTTCTCCTTCATTTTTGCTTCTTCCATTCGGAAAAAAGCTGCCCAACACTTCAATTCGTAAGCGGACATCTCCATACCCTCTGCCAATGTCTTGCCTAATTCACGACACACTGACATTAGAAAAAGGATATCGGGGTCCGCTTTTAGTTTTTTTCTACATCCTCCAGTGAATCAAGATCAGCACCATTCACTGCGGCTGCTACTTTAATTATCACTTTGGGATCTACCTCGTTCATCAGTTCTGCACGATCAGCCATTTTGAACATTGCTGTGCCATCTGCATTCTTGGCTTTGACTATGAGACTCTGCACCAAGGCTTCAATGGTCTTGCCTTCTTGTTGAAGTTTTAGGATGCTGGCTTCTTCTTTCAAAGTGCTGCTGTGTGTAAAGTACACATCAGTTTCCCATTCTTCAATATGAATCTTTTCTAAACTACCATCTAATTTGCTGCGAAAATGTTTAACTGCGTTTTCAATAACTGACATCATCTATTCCTCTTTGAAACTTCATCTAAAGTTGGTTTGATTATACCATTAGGCGCTTGGCGGCTACTGCCTGAATCCAAACGATTAATGTATGGCAATCGGTTTGACACCGTGGTTGCCGTCCCTGTGCCGGATTTTTTCCAGTTCCTGGCTGCCTGGCCAGAACGCTTGGGTGTATACTTGCGCGAAGTTTCCAGCACATCTGCCATAACTCCCGCAGTAAAACGCCCAAGGTCCTTTTGCAAGTCAGAGGCCGCAGAGCCCAAATCTAATTTGAACCCCAGCAGTGCCATCTTAAGGAGCAGTGCCTACAGTGTAGGCCCCGTTGCCTGTAAAGGAAATACTGGCCTCTACCATACCGTCCATACTTGAGCTTATACTCAAACCTGTGACAATGATGTTGCCGGTAATCTTTGGATATGTGGCAGTGTCGCCTGCCAAGTATCCAATGAATGCTGCACTATTACCGCTGGTAATACTGCTGATTCCGCTGACTGTGTTGGCGCTTTGATTATAAAAGATATCAGCACTACCACTCCACTCTCTTTGAGTAGTAAAGTGTGTCTTGAAGTCATCTCCCATAACAGTGCGCTCCACTGTGTTGTTGGTTGTATCAATTGAGAAACTGCGTAGCTCTGCTAACGCGGTTCCACCAATGCTGATACTACCGTCTTGCCCTGTAAATGTTGTTGCCATTATTCATTCTCCTTGTTGGTATTTTGGCTAAGTTCTTGTTCGGTTAGTGATTTGACCGGCCTTAATATGGCTGATACTGGAGCTTCCGGCATCATAGTATCCACTATGGTCCAGCCCGAGTTTTGCCACATTGCAAGATTGTTGGGATTGACCCAACGCTCTTGGCCTTCTTTGTTCACTAAAACTTTTCCGGTTGTTATAATCACGAATTACCCCTTGTGTATGTATAGAATACTTCATAGGTCATAGTAAATGCGCCGTACGGCGGAGCTGTTTCAATTATTTCAATTGACAACAGTCTGCTGTTTTTTGCATTACCATCCCGCGTCCTATCCGATTCCAGTTTATCTTCAATTGCTTCTATTAGAGCATTACGACTTTGATCAATGTTGACTGATTGTGTATAACCATTGATGGTTATTTCCAATCTGCCACTGCGTGTCTTGCTTGGTTTCATAGTTTCATCCAAGCGCTCTTCTCGCCCCAGAGTGACCAAGACGCAAGGATATTGGCTGTTGGCCAATTCATTGACTACTGTGGGATCGCGACTAACGAACCCAATTCTTGGCCTGTCTATGTCTCGTATTACTCGGACAAGGTCTTCGGCGATTTCTTCTCTCACGCTCATCGTTGTAGCCTTAAGAAATATTGTGGTTGCTTCTCGGCAGTGTCAATTGTATTGTCACCGTTGTAATCATATTCTACTCCGTCACGCAACACCATATTGAATTCATTTTCAAATTTGCTGTTGTAGAATTTAATCATTTCAGTAAATTTGTCGCCTTCAACAGCGTGTGTGGTAAACTTAGGTAGAATATGTTCAGCAAGACAGTAGTAAACACTGGCACGAGTAAACTGGCTATCAGTCAACAAGTCGGTGTTCATTTCCACTGTGATGCCGCGCACAACAATGTCATAACGATTGGCTTTCCAAGTAGGCCACCATTCTACACGCAATCTACGGTATATGTCCTGCACTGTTTTAGAGATCTCGTCGGTAAAGTCCAAGATTCCGTAGTCCAGCACATCTGGCATATAATCCTGTATATCTGTGATAGTTAGCATTGACATATTTGGTATCCTATATAGGAAACCCCCTAAGGGGTTTCACTTGGGCAATTAGATTACTTTGTTACCGGTTAGTTTTACACCGAATTGTTGTTGCAGAATCGCACTGCCCTGAACCGCGGTCATCATAATGTCAGTGGCACGGGCTGAAGCTTGTCGCTGTGTTTCCATACGCACACCGCCACGCAGTGCGTGAGCCAGGGCCATGGGTGTAAACACGCTGTTGACAGCGTTGTTGCCTGAGGTGGCCACCAGCGCTGATTCAATGATTATGCAACCAGCCAATTGACCCACATAGAATTGGCTCAATACTGTATTACCAGCATTGCTCAATGCAGGAATAGTAGCAGCGCCGGCATTACTGAGTTCTTTCTTGATCTGATATGCCACACCTGGGTGTAGAATACAGTAGAAAGGACCAGTCAATTTGCGACTGCGTAGTTCTGAAACACCTTTTAGGATGTCATCCACGGTGACTTCAGCGTTGACATTGCTTTTGATTTCATCAAAGCTGCTGAAGTTGGCGAACACACCAGTGTCCATTTTTTCAGCAATAGCACGACCAGCTTGGAAGCCGAGGTCGCCTACAACATCGCGCTGTGCGCTGTCGCGCAACATATCAGTCACTTGGAAATAAGTTCCGATTTCAGCGAGTGTCAAACTCACGCTGGTTGTGTTGGTATTTGCTGCTGTTGCCGCAGTGCCTTCACTGAGATCTGATGCGCTGATGCTGGCGTACACAGGGATCTGTAATACTTTACCAGCATTCTGCGGGTAGTCAAGTGCTGTGACTACTTGACGAGCAACGCTATTTTCATAGGCTGCGAATTGGGCATCGCCCAAAAGTGCTGTGAATAATTCACTATTCAGCGTGGTTGTTTGTTCATTGGCCATTTAAATTCTCCTTGGGTTATATTATTGGCGTTGAGCACGAAATTGCTTGTAGACTTCTCTATCAGCAGCCCGACTCATATCTAATTTACTAATATCAATAGTTTGTGAACTTGAGCCGCCTTGACGACCTTGGGTTCCTGAACCGCCCGGAGTAGCTGTGACAAAGTGCGGATTTGAATCCAACCATTCGCCAACAAATTCTTCTATGGTAAGATGCGTTCCTTTATCACTGTAGCGCGGCTTACCTGTTTTGGCATCAACAACTTCTACTTCACCATCTTCAGCCATACGCACATTTTCTTTCAACAGTTTAACCACCTGATCAGGGTTGACTGCTCTGCGCTGACTTGCGGCTGTCAATAACCGACCATCAACTTTTATATTCTGCAATTCAGCTTGTAAAGTTTTAATGGTCTGCTCTCTCTTGCCCACAGTGTCTTGTAGTAGTTGTTCAAACTCTTGACGAGTCTGAGCCACCTCCATACGGTTCTTGTCTTCTGCTTGGGAGAGTTTGCGATAGTGGTCCACATCCACGCCTTCAAAGCGTTTCTCAAACTTTTTCTTTTCGCGAGCTACTCGTTCAGCAACAATTCTATCTAATTCATCTTGGCTAAAAGCCTTGGTTGAATTATTTTCCTGATTTTGCTCCACGCCGGATTCAGTTTCACCGCCCAATTCTTGGTTTTCTAACATTTAATTTTTCCTCTTCTTTTGAGTATAGCCTGGTTTCCCAGTTGTTTAACTTATATTTAGTGTCGGGTTATTCGGGCGTGCTGGACTTTTCTTTGGCACGCCATTTGGCACACCAATAAATCTCTCTCACTGCACTGCCGTTGAATCTTGTGCAATAGCCCGCACCCGCTTGAGCCGGATTCATTTTGTAATATTCGCAATTGCCGCACTGCTCTGCACTGGTGGCCAGTTCGTAGGCCTGGGGCAATGCCGCTGGGATTGGTTCTCCGTCGGGGTAAGTTCTGCCCTCTATGGCATTTGGAGCAGGAGCTTCCAGGGGCGGTTGCCAGTATTCAATCAATTCTTGCAAATGGCCGTCTTCACAGATCACATCTGCAATGGTTTCGCGTATGGCTCGCATAATATAAGGATTGTCTGGATCCAACTCTCGGCTGAGTTTGGCCAAATTTAGATCCTGTACTTTGTCACGCATATTGAATGTGTTGGGATAATTTATTTCGCCGTCCCAAACCAAGCCCTGCCATTCCGACCAAATACGCCACATATTTTCTTCTGAGTATTCTAAATTGTCGGCCTTTTCACTGAGACGCACATTGAGTTGTCTAAATTCAGTGTCCATAGCCACGCCGCTCATTGTGACGGCACGATTGCCACGACTGCTGCCCATATTGGCCATACGGTCTATGGCTTCAATTTTTTTCTGGATGCTGTTCATAATGCCTTCCAGATTCTGCGCACTGGGTTGCAGCAGGTATGGTTTGAGATTGCTGTCCATATTATCTGGCATAATGATACGGGCGCCGCATCCCGCGCTGGCCTGCACATCAATGGTGGATACCAAGCTTGGGTGATTTGTCAATCTAATCAGTTGGTCAATTTCGCTCAGCTCATCGTAGATGGCTCGTTGCTGTGTGGCCACATCTTGTATATCGCTCACGCCCACACCGCGCACACCGCTGCGACTGGCATACACGCACACAGCAGGCACACGGCCCAAAGGATTGGGATAGGTTTCCACTGTCTCGCCCGTCTTGGTGGTGCCACTATACACTCGCACTTCAATGCGGTCTGTGAAATATTCTCTTGTGACCACAGTGCTTTCTTCGCTGCGATAGCGAAAGTCGTCTGCTTCCAACACTTTGAAATAACTGAGTTCGTAGTAGCCATTGGGTTTGCGAGTGAATTGCCAGTCCAAAACATTTTCTGGTGTAAACACACTCACATATGGACGAATTTCTTGTTGCAATTCTTCTGCTCTGGTGGCCACATTGGTAGCGGGCTTGTCAATGACCAACCAGCAACTGCCATAGATGCTGCTTTGAATATTGACTTCACGCATCACAGCATCCAAACTGCGACCTTCCAAATCCGCATCCGCTAAGAATGGTTCCAGGCCCGGCGTGGCACCTATGGTTCCAAATTCTCTCTTGATGGGTTGCTGGAAAATAAAACTATTGAATGTGTGCACCACGCTTTTGCAATGGTTGTCAATGGGGGTTTGAAGGATTCTATTTCTATATTCTTCCTCACTTTCAAATTGATAGCGAGTGAGGTATTGTCCTTCTTGATAATCTAAACCGCCCACATACGAATCTCTCAAGAATCTCCACAAGCTGATCATCCTGCGATATTCAGGATGCACCGCGGTGACCATATCAATGGTTGTTGTGTTTGTTGTGCTTTTGACAATGGTAGCCATATCTTTTCCTTATTCTTATTTACACCGAAAGGTCACAGGGTTCTTACGCCCCAACGCTCGGGTTCTCTTTGCTCAATATTTGTCCGGCGGATCGGGAACAGCATTTCAACTGCATAACCCAATGCATCGTTCATATGGTCATAACCATCGTCCTTGTTAGGCACAAGTGTATCCTGTTTGTAGGTCTGCTTTTCCAAGCTCTCTATAGTTCTGCGGCAACGGGGATCAACGAATAATCTTCGTTGCCCCGCTGCATTACACAGCAGTGCATTTACTGCATTGATGCGATCTCGCACTGCCGGATGCTGCGGTTTATACTTTACTTGGTAGCCGGCCTGTTGCAATATGGTAATATCAGTGCGGCCGCCAGCGCTCGCACGCTTTTGCACGCCGGCCGGATCCGGATAAACTATGATGGTGCGATCGCCGAACCTACGATTTATTTCTGCTACCATTTCATCCGTGTTGCTGCTATACATTACAATTTCATCAAATATATGTAGTCCGTGTTCGGTACGCATCATACACACTGCACTCATAGGGCTGACATTAAAATCCATTCCTATGATTACGGTGCGGGGGATCTGTGCTGCCTCCGCCACATTGGCTCTGGAGAAATTATAATAGATAACACCTTCGTAAGTTTCAAAGCTGGCCAAATATTCCTGCTTGAATTGCCGCTCGTCCATATCTGTGCGAGCACTTTCAATTTCAGCCTCTGTGACATTGCCGCCCTC